GCGACTACCCGGCGCTGTGACGATGTTCGCGGAGGCGACGGGTCGTAGCTTGCCGCAGCTACAGAAAGATCTCGAACAAGGCGTCGTTGGCCTCAACGATGTGATGAAGTTCGTGATCGCACTGGGCGATCGCTACACAGCCACAGCCGAGAAGATCTCCAAGTCGGATGCGGATGCTGGCGCACGATTTGCACGTGACATTAAGAATTTTCAACAGCAATTCGGCGCTGCGCTGTTGCCAGTCGGTGCGCAGATTCAGGATTCATTCGGTGAACTGTTACGCAATGTCGGTCCGACATTGATTTCTACTGCCAAACAGATCGCGTTGGCCTTCAAGGCGATCGTCGACAACGCGGAGATCATTGGCAACATTGCCCGCCTTGCGCTCCAGTTCGGTGCGCTGACGCTGGCTGTCAAGGCATTCGTGGCACTCCGCCCAGGTATTGCGGCGGTGTTTCTGACACTGCAAACCGGCGGCGCTCAGGCTGCGGCTGCAGCGGCGCTAGCAACGCCAAAGGTGCTCGCACTTCGTACCGCAATCGCCGGCTTGCTGAAGCTCGGCATCGTCACCATCGTGATCGACGTGCTGGTGCGCGGCATCGGCAAGATAGTCGAGCTTCGCCAGCAGATTAAAGAACTGCGCGATTACGATCCCGCGGCCGACTATGCGGGCAAGACTCGTGAGGAGGTTCAAAGCGCTGTCGGCGAAGCCAAGAAATCGCTGAGCAAGGCCCAGAAAGATCTTGCTGAATACAACAGCAAAGAATGGGCGAGGTTCTGGGTTCCTGGTGCTCGCCTATTCCTTGGCGGCGTCACTGACAAGAAGCTCATTGAAGTCCAAATTGCCAAAGCGCAGAAGACGATCAATCAACTTGATCCGCTGAAGTTCCCGACACAAGCCGAGCTGGCTAAGAAGGAGCTTGAGGATCTGCAGAAGCAGCTGAGCAAGTTCGCTGATCCGACCGATGCGGGCGGCGGCAAGGAGAAAGCCGACAAGGCCAAGAAAGACGCCGAGCGTCTAGCTGCTGAGCAGCAGCGCTTAAACGAGGCCGCTGCCCGCGCCGAAATCGATCTGCAAAATGCAGTCCACCGCAACGCAATGGAGCTCATCCGCAAGCGGCATGAGTACCAGCGTGAGCTGCAAGACATTGAGCTCGAAAACTGGGTAAAAGGCTTCACTGGCGCCGGCCGATCTGCCGCCGGCATGATCGCTGGCTACCTGAAGCAGATTGACGGACTGCGCACCAGGGCTCTCGACGCAGAGCTCAGCGTGCAAAACGCGCAGCAGCAGCGGATTTCTGCTCAGAGCATGGCAAGCGTCACCGGCGGCGGCGCTCCAGTCTCAAGCTCTGGCGTTATCGCACGCACTGGCAACACCGGCGACAGCACTGGCCCTCACCTTGATCTGCGTTGGGGTGATGGGCGGCCGATTAGCAAGGCTGACGCCGATAAGTACTTCCTTGTCAACGGCAAAGCGCCGAGCTCGTTCGGCGTCACCAGCCCCTACGGCCCGCGCAACCTGTTCGGCCGCAGCTTCCACCACGGCATTGATTTCGGCACACCCGCTGGCTCTGCCCTGTCTCTGCGTGGCGGCGCAACCCTTGGCCGCAACCTAGGCAACACCGGCGCCGGTGGTTACGCCGTTGAGGTGATGACCCCAGAGGGCACCATGCGTGCCCTTCACCTGATGGCCAATAGCGTCGTCAGGGGCGGCAGCAGCACCGCAACGGGTGTTGCGGCTCAGCAGCGTCGTGCTGTTACGGCTGCCGGGCGAGCCGGCGCAGAGGACATCGACCTGCAAAGCGCCCAGCAGGCCATGGAGATGACTCAGCAGCATCTCACCCGTCTGCGTGAAGCCATTGGCACCGGCTTTGTGGCTGATTTCACCAGTCAGATTCGCGAGCAGATCAGCGCAATTGAAGACCAGAACTTCCAGCTTGACTACCGCAACAAGTTGGAGCAGTCCGGCATGAAGCCGGCGTTCGTCGAGGCGATGATCAAGAAGTCCGACGCAGCCCGAGAGCTGACGAGCCAAATCAGCGTCGCCAATCAGGCGCTGGAAACGCTTGAGAAAAACGGCGAAGGCAACAGTGTGCAAGCCGAACGCTTGCGGGCTGCAATTGAGGCACTGGTGCTGCTGTATCCGCAGCTCTCTAAGGCGATCGACGAGAACGCCAAAAAACAAGCTGCTGCTGCGGCCAAATCAGACAAGTTTGGCACTCGATTTAGGGAGACTCTTCAGGATGCCTACAAGTCCGCCACTGATCTTGGCGGCCAGCTTGGAGGGGTGGTGGTAAGTGGCATCGACGGTTTAAGCAATGCCCTTGCCGAGCTTGCCACCACGGGCAAGGCAAACTTTAAGGAGATGGCGGCCAGCATCCTCAAGGATTTAGGCGCAATCTTCATCCGCTATGCGCTATTCAAGGCGCTATTTGGCGCCTTTCCCGGACTCAGCATCGGCATGGCCGCCACCGGCGGAGCAACCGGCCCTAACAGTGCTGCGCCGCTGAAGAAATTCGCCAATGGCGGCGTGATGTCGAACAACGTAGTGCCGCTGAAGCGCTATGCCGCCGGCGGCATCGCCCGGGAGCCGCAAATGGCGCTGTATGGCGAGCGTGGCCCTGAAGCCTATGTTCCACTGCCTGACGGTCGCAGCATTCCGGTGAAGATGCAACAGCGCAATGATGCGCTGAATCGCTACAAGCCGATTGGTGCAATTGGCACGATGGCTGGCGACAATGAAAACGGCGGAATGCAGCAGGCTGGCGCACCGATGAGCGGTGCGATCGACGTGCGCTACACCGTCGAGCGCATCAACAACGTCGAGTATGTGACCGCTGAGCAGTTCAGGCAGGGCATGAGGGAAGCCGCGGCCCGTGGCGCAGCACAAGGTGAGCAGCGCACACTGCGGCGCTTGCAGACCAGCGTGAGCACCCGCAAGAGGATTGGCGTCTGATGGATTACGCGGTCGGCAATTACCTCACTTTGGTGCCGCAGAACGGCGTCACCTATCGCTTCCAGAACTTCTTCATCGGGCAAACCGTGGCCCATGAGGGCGCCAGCTTCGGCTTCCTGCCGTTTGGTTTCTCTGGTGTCACCGTCAATCGCACCGGCGACAACACCGAGGCCAGCCTAGTGTTTCCCAACAATCAGCTGAGCAGGCCCTGGGCTATTGAGGCCATCAAGGACCGCTGGCTGGCGCGGGTGCAGGTGATGCTGCTCGATTCTCAAGATCCGAGCAACGTCACCCAGCTGCACCAGTACTACGGGCAAGTTGCGCAGGGCGATTGGGATGAGACTGCGCTGAAGCTGGCGTTGAACACTGTGCTGGATGCTGTGGGCACTGATGCCCCGATCCGCCGGCTGACACAAAAGCTGATCGGCGCAATTCCGGTGACCAGTGCCCTCAACCTGCAATGACCTGATCGGGATGCGTTACCGCCTCGGTGCAGACGGCACCGCCGGCGAGATCGACTGCATCCATCTGGTCTACATCGCACTGGATCGCATGGGGATCGAAACACCACCGTTCAATCCAGGCTGGTACGAGGCAAGCAAATGGCAGGTGATCAGGGATCTGATGAGATGGGGCGACCGCGTGCCGCAACCCCAGTACGATGGAGACATCTTGCTGTTGGCCCAAGACAGCTGGGCTTTCGCGGTGACATGGCAGACCGGGATCCTCTACATCAACCGTCAGCTGGAGAGGGTGGCCTGGTGTTCGGTGCAAAACATCTGCCAAAACCACTGCTTCCGTATGAAAGGCAGATCATTGAGCTGATCGGCTGCACAGAAGAGGAATACAGAAAGCTTGAGGCGGAAGCGATGCGCCGCGGCCGCATCCGGCCGGCTGGATATGAACACATACCCGAGGTGCGCGCTGATGTCACAACGATCATCATCAGCCTTGTTATTGGGCTAGCAACCAGCGCTGCGTCGTACTTTCTGACGCCCAAACCCAAGCCGCTTGACGGCTCCGCTGGCAACCGCCGTGGCGGCGGCTCACGGACGCTGGGAAGCGTTACTGGCGCCGATCGATTTGCGCCGACGTTTGGATTTGACAGCCAGGCCGAGCTGGCCAGCTACGGCGAACCGATCCCGATCATTTTTGCTCGGTATGACGACAGCACCAAGACGGGTGGTGTGCTCTATTCGCCAAGGCTGGTGTGGTCGCGCATGTTCAGCTACGGCACACAGCAAGGCGTCAAGATGCTGTTTGTCGTTGGCGAGCAGGGCATTGCTGGCACGCAAAGCCCGCAAGGCGTAGCACCGCCGGCGTTGCGTGGCATCTTCCTTGGCAACGGTGCGCTGGACTCGATCTACAAATCCACGTTCGCGTTCTACTGGAAACGCAACACCACGATTTCGGGTTTCTCTCGCGTCAAGTCGGCCAACCTGCTCTACGGCAGCAGATCGGAGCTCGCGACCGGCGACCCTGAGGTGGCAGATGACATCTTCTCTTGCCCTACATCTCGCAGCGCTGTTGACACCGGCTTCAGTTCAGCTCACTCGCTGAGCAACAACGCAGAGTTTGGCTGCTACAGCCCAATCCCAAACGGCACGCCGCATCGCCTGAATTGGCGCGTGATCTCGATCCTGAAGACCGAGGGCAAGAACGCATGGGACGATGACGAGAACTATGTGCAGACCCGCGAGCGCCGCAAGATCGCGGGCGACCGCAACGGCACGGTCAAGCTGAGCGATGGCGGTGAGTGGAACCTGGGCATGGAGGGCACCGGCCGCAACTACAGCCGCCGGATGGGCATCATCGAGCTGAATGGCCAAGGTGTAAGCGACAGCGAAGGCACGGCTGAGCGCACTGTGCAGGTGGGCGATCGCATCCAGTTCAAGATCTCTGCGCGGCAGATCCCTGAAGGTTTCTATGACTACAAAGATTCCAAGACTGGCGAAGTC